ACCCTATCTTCGCTTAGGTATTCGCGAAGTGTGGGTCACACCAACTAATAGGCATGTGGCCTACAAATTGGTGCTTCCCATCCCCACCACTTCCACCCTTACGGGAGCAGAGCACATACGGGGCCGATTTGTTCCCCGTCTACTCTTGCTACTAAAGTGGATTTCAATACCGTGCGCGGCACTCTTGGAGAAACTCGAGAATTGTGGATATGTTGGAAAAACACATCCCAATCCGAACTTCGAAGAGAATGCGACGTAGAGGACACTACACTTAGAAAACCAATACCGGTAGAAACAACGCCGGTCTTGTTTAACTTATGTAGAATCCTTCGCAGCGGCCTCAGGATTCGTTTTGGCGGTGGAACATCAATAGATGGTCCATACCTGACGAAAGTACTAAGGTCGTATGCCGGTGGCTTGCCCGTGTAAGCTGTGCGCCTTTGCACAGCCACTCCTAGCAAAGCAGGAGGCACACATTGCCAGAGCCTTGATCGTAAATCTTCGAAGAACCCACCATATATGGATGATAAGATCGCTACTTTGTTTAAAGTAACAATCAGATCGTGCGGAGTTTTCAACCATCTTTGATCAAAGACGGTTAAATATCCGTATCCATCTTTATAGTGGGCCCCACAAGATTCACGATAACTAGAGTTGATACAGGTCTTTGAAACATTGACTCTGAAACCAACTTTAGCCAAGTCGTCGCATATTTCCTGTGCTACTTGGTTATGACATATTATGTCATCACCAAACACAGTACTTGTGCGATCATAAGTCTGGCAAAGAGCAGTGAGAATTAAGCTCATGAGATCAAACGTGAAACCATTCCCCATACTCGAGACCTTTCGGATAACATAAAAGTTTCCGTCAGGACCAAGAGTAAGAGGAGACCTTGATTCGACAACCCTCATAAGAGGATATCGAGGAAGGAGGTACTCAACGAGACTCATGGAGATTGTATCACTACAATCCGAAAGATCGATCGTGGCCAGAGTATGGTCACTTATTCGACGACGATGCATTTCTGCAAGGTTATCGAGATCGATCCCGAGTTTGCGTCTTAAGCACTCTCGGATGC